GGTAGCGGAAAATTTGTTAATAGAATTCCCGCTGAAGATGATCAACACGACGGGTATATGTGCCCCGAATGTCAAATGATTGAATGTGATGATTGCAACGAGTCGATCCTTGATTATGTATCAACGGTTGAGGGGGCTTTTGTTTGTGATGATTGTTTTAAAAAGGGAGGATATAAAGCGATATGAAAAAATTCAAAGTAACTTGGGTACAAGGTTATTGTTGCCCCGACGGATATTCGGAGGAAAAAACACTTAAAGAAATATTAACTTTTGATTTATCCGCCTACCTTGGGGATGATTACGAAGAACAATTCGAAAATATAAAACTAGGGGAAACATTCACCGTATGTGGCCCGCTAGGTTTAGAAATTGTAGATTATAAAAGAATAGAATAGGGAGGCTCAGGACAAAAATGAATAGTACCGAACGCAAGCACAGGCAGAACCTGGACTCCATCCACAAGCTGATCCAAGACGCACGCAAGCGCATGCTCAAGCACGAGCCAGGGACAAGGGCCCAGGAACAAGCTTGGATCAAGCTCAGGCATTTGATAGTAATGCGGGACCAGGGACAGGCTTGGATACCGAAATTTTAATGCTTGACTTTTCCTGGGAGTATCCTATAGTATCCCATAAGAAAGGAAGAATATTATGAAAATGATAAACTCAGATATCGAAGTAGTTAGCGTCGGAATAGGCTCAACCTTCGATCCAGATAACGGAAAGTACGAGTCCGGTATCTTACTAGTAGTGCTCAAGGACGAGGATGGTACTACCGCTTCAGTTAAGTTGGAGTGCAACGTCAAAGAGCTGCGGTCCAAGTTCAAGCAAGAAAAAATTCACCAGAAAATGCTTGAGATATACGGAGGTGACAAGCAGAAACTGAACCAGGCTATAAAAGCCATGGCTAAAGAGAACCCAAGCTGGGTTAAATAAATTCAAGAGCCTCGGAGAAATCCGGGGCTTTTTTAATTCCTGGAAAAATATAAAATTAATTAAGGAACATGCACAAGCACACGCTCAAGCGCAGGCTCAAGATCATGCGTCCATGGTTGGTGGACCACGAACAAGGGTTCAACAGAAGTGAAGTCAGTCGCAAGCTCACGCACCACGGACCCCGGATAAAAATAAACCGCCCTCTGTTCGACCCCCTTTGCCATAATAAAATTATCCTGACATAGAGAATAACGCTTTAAATTCCATGAAATTTGGAAAGGCGATAGATTAAGTTTGTTTCCTTTTGTTAGTTTCAATTCGCACCAAAAAGAAATATTACGATTGAATTTTTTTGATTTAAAAACTCCCAATAAATCGGGAATACCAGGTGTCCCGTATGTTTCTATACGGGTCCAAAATATACTAGGAGTGATCGACCTAACATTCTTCCAAAAGGTTGACTCCCTTCCTCGATTTACGGAAGGGGTGGTTGTTTTCTTTTTTCTGTCTTTTGATGATTGTTTCTCTTTTTTCAACAATACGGATCTCCTCTCCTTCGACAAGGCAAAGTCTAACTCCGAGTTCTTTTTGTTTTGGTTTAAGTTTATTTCCTGCACCACCAACCGACTTGCCATTTACAATTCTACTTCCATTAGAGGTTTTAACATCAAGAAAATGAGACCTTCCATTCTTAGGATTGACAACAACAATATCTATGGGGCCTTGCTCACATACATTAACAAATACCAAGTATCCTTCTTCAAGAAACTTGTTGATCGCTTTGTTCTGACTGATCGTCGCTTTGTACTGCCTTGGATCCATTGTCCTCCAAATCAGTAGGGGTGCCTTCAATGATAACTGTTTTTTTCATTTTTGAAAGCATTTCAGATACCTCTTCTAAACTTAAAGAGTCAATACTCTTGTCTCTAACTTTTTCTTTCTTCTCATAATATCCTGCAGCTTTACCTCTACTAATCTCTGCAGCTAAAGCAGTCTTGAGATCTGGTTTCATATCAAACTCAACTATATCTTTAGCTTCTGGATTTTCAGCACGAAGACCAATCTCGTGTAGTCTTCTCATGTGAGTAGCCGGTGAGATTTTGTACTTATTCCAGAGATCCTCTTGTAGAGCTCGAATATAAGCATGAACTTTGGGAAACTCTTTTGCACTTTGTAGTTTAGAGGCAGTTATTCTAGCCGAGTGTTCAGAATATCCTGCCATAATTGCACATTCAGTAGCAGTCTTTCTATTCTCTTGAGCAACTAAGTGATGACAAAACTCTATTTGTTTTGCAGTCAATTCATCTCGCATTTCAGCAAGTTCTTTTGTCAGGACGATATCGTCCCCTGGTTTTCTAAATTTCATAATACAAATATTATATAGTGACAAATGTTGAAAAATAAAGAAAAAAGTAAAACAAAATGACAACCCCTGCTCCCCTAGTGGGGTTGGTAAAGACTGTGTATAGTCTTCTGAAGAACGGGTGAAGAACGAGTAAATTTACAATAAACTACTGTATCTACTGTATATATAGGGTATTGAAGAACGGAAGAACGAGATTTAGGTTTTTTAAAAATTATTTTTTTTTTACTCAGGATTTGGCACTATAGAGTCTTTATGCTATAATCCTGGTCAGTGGTCAGTGGTTCGTGATTAGTTATCCTTTCCTAATCGCTTTTATTCCCTCCTTTACATTTACTTACCCATTGACCACTATCTAAAAACAATATAATATCCTATATAGAAATGGACATAACAATTAACATTAAGACAAATAAAGGTAAGGAATATTCCTGCACCTTTATAGGGGATAAAGAGAAAATACTACCTTCCATGCAAAACTACATCAAAAAGAATAGAGACAATCAAGTCAATGTAGTTTTCAGCAGTGATGAAGAAAAAAGTCACTTTACCTACCCAGAATTGTTTAGTCCTATAGAATAGGAGAGAAATATGGACGACATAAAAATAGACAAAGGTATTCCATTACCGCAAAAAAGAACTCGAATTATTAAAGCGTATGATCTTTATCAAAAAATGGAAGTGGGAGACAGTGTTCTCATCAAAGAGTCAGAAAGGACAAAGCTCCATGACGCCATTAGAGTAATGGAAGGAACATCTAAAGGAAAACTTTCGACTAGAAGAGAGGACAATGGCTTTAGAGTATGGAGAATAGGAAGAAAGGAAAGGTTGTGATGAACTACAAATTCGATCATATAGCAAAAAGACTATTAACAGAACATGGGTGGATCCGTGTTCCCTGGTTCGTGCCCCAATCACAAGAGGACAAGAAAGAAAACCTCATACAAAAACTCAACAAGTTAGAAAGGATAATCAAAAATGGTCGTTGATGTGAGATCGAGTGAAAGTGTTTACATAACAATCAATGATTGGGTGTATTACATAGACGACTCAACAGGGGAACAAATAATGCATAAGTGGAGGAAGAAAAAGAAAAGGTTAAGTAAAAAAGATCGCTTCTGGGAAGACATGGAGAAAAGGTATGAGGTACGGTAGAAACGGAAAACTGTTTCCTCTAGAGATGAACCAGAAATCTTTATTTTATTTGCAGATGTTTTTGCATGAATACAAAGATAAAGGACTGCGGAATACCGACGAGAAGCGACGAGCCTACGATCATGCCCTGGACCAGATACGCAAAGGGATTAATGGAGTGTATGCGCATCAATCCATGAATGGTCTACGACCACCAAGAACATATAACTTTAGGAGTAAATAAAATGGGAGTAAAAAATCCAATCTATGATTATAGTGACAGAAGATATTCAGTTAGACTGAAGAAGCAGGAAGCAAAACGCAAAAAAGCACGAGAGCTCGCACATAAGATGTTAGGTAAGAATTACTTTACCAATATACGAAAGGAAAACAAATGTATAAATATTTAGACATACCAGGTTGGTTCAATATGCATGATGCTATGATGAACTTGGTTAAATACTGTGAAGACGGTGATGATATCGTCGAAATAGGGTGCTTTGCCGGAAGATCGACAAGATTTCTCTGTGACGCCCTAGAATTGAGTGGAAAACACGACGTTAAGGTCCATGTGATAGATACTTTTGAAGGTTCGGGTATGGAACATGCCAACGTCAATTTAAACCCCCTGTGGGACGATTTTTGCAGGAATTTAGACGATCATATCAAAGCAGAAAGGTGCATAGTAAATGTTAACAGATCCGATAATGCCAATATTCTTAATTCTTTTGATGATGGCTCTGTATTTGGGGTCATAGTAGACGGAGCACATACCTATGAAGCGGTGAAAGAAGACATTATTAATTGGTGGCCCAAGGTAAAGGATGGTGGAATGATGGTCGGAGATGATGTATCTTTAGAGTCTGTAAAGCAAGCTGCTTTAGATGGATTTGCACACCATGGACTTAAAACATATAACATTTGCAAAGGGGTTGAGGGATGGTTCTCTCAGATAAAAAACGACCGAAGCAACGAGATAGCGGACAGCTTGAAGCTAGTCCCCGGTCAAAACTGTATGAAGTTAAATGGCTAGACGCTTATGAAATGGAATCAGGGTGGCATAGTTTGAAAGACGCAATTAAAATTACACCACCCGAGGTTCTATCAGTAGGATATGTCCTCAAAGAAACAAAAGAATATCTCTTATTAGCTGCCGATATAGGTTCTGATAAAATGGACAATGACGTTGGTCGGGTGACCGTGATCCCTGGTCAGTGGATCGTGGACAAAAAAGAAGTCAAGTAATTTATTTTAATTTTTCTGTAGAAATTTATTTATGAACTTTGATATACTAAAGGTTCGCATGAAACAGTATAACTTAAATATAGAAGCCCTATTACCTACAGAGCTAAGAAATTTATATATAGCGTCGTTGCAAAATAAACTATCAAAGGGTGAGTGTTCTTGTGGCAGAACTTGTATCTGCAAAAAAGCGAAAGACCAGGGCGTAAAATTAGGCCAGCGTTAGTCGAGTTGCGGTCGAGTAGCTTTCGGTTCAATAATAAAAGCCTTCTCTAGCATAGAGTCTACTTGACTCAACATGTTATCCCACTCTTCAGCAAGATAACCATTTACATTCCCGTCGTTGAAAGTCACTAAGACTTTGTCAACTGTATCTTTCAATACCGGATCGTACATTCGTTGTCGTTGGACAGCGAGGACGATTTTTGTTTTTATCTCGTTCAACATATTGTTGTCCTTGTAAAAGCGGGAGTTCGAAACAGGGAAATACTCCCGCTCTTATATAAAATTATATATATTTTTTGGATAAATTAATAGGGAAAAGTCAAGAGGAATTAAATAGATAATTAATTCCTATCGTCGGTTTTTAAAGGTTCTTCACTATCCGCAAAATCAAAAAAATCGTTTTTCTTATCCATAAATTTAAGTGTTTCTTGTAATTTACGATCGGCTTCTTCTAATCCATCCAGGTATCCTTCTAAAAAAGCTACTGTTGTGGTTAAAGGAAACCTTGTGCGGTCATGTTTCATATAAATAATCGCATTATTTAGATGTTTTTTTAATTGTTTTCTATTCATTTTTATACTGTTCCTTTCTAGACCAGGAGGGAAAATAGTTTTTCCCTCCCTAGTCGTTCATGCGAGAGCTAAAATGGTTCTCATCCTTCTAGCTTTGGGAGGTAGACATCAGAGATGATTACTAATTCTCGCTATCAGTAATCAAGAGAAGGGATATGTTAAAGAACAAATGTCTTTGCGGAGATATTCATAACGAAACGTACCCCTTCTCCTCATTACTGAAGAGTCTTTTTAATATTTCTCTCTCCTAATTCTTCAATGTTATCTAACTCATTTATGTCAGCATTGAGAATATGTTTACAACTTTTAATCCCTGCAACTTCACCAGAAACAAAGGCCATATTCCATAGTTCATATAGCCAATGTTCTGTAATAGATCGTCCTTCTTCTCTTTGTAAATCAGGTTCCATTTGATTATCTACTTTAGCTGCAATAATCTTAATCATCTTTTCTTTATTTCTATCTTTCTTGTTTGTCATTTATGCTCCTACTTTTCTATCGTATTCCTTATCAACTAGTTGTGATAAGATACCAGAAATCTTTTTGTCTTTACCTGCAAGTTTCTTCAACTTCTTATGTGTTTCTACTCGCACGATAACAGATTTATATTTTGTAATATCAGTCATTCTTTCTCCTTATATAAGATAATATATAGTCATTCCCATTTAATTGTCAACTCTTTTTCTTCTTTCCTTCTATCAACCAGGACTTGAGTTTTTCTCCCAATGATTGTGAGGCCAAATCAATTTTGTTTCTCAAACTGCTAACAATATTTTCATCAACAGTTTTTTCTGAGATCAAATCAATATATGTCACATTATTCTTTTGACCAATGCGGTGAGCTCTATCTTCTGATTGAATTCTTTTTTCTAAATCATAATTATTTGAAAAATAAATAACGGTATGTGCCTGGGTCAATGTCAATCCATAACCACCTGTTTGCTGATTGGCTACAAAAAATCTTACCGGACTATCTTTATCCTGGAATTGTTTGACAATATCTTGTCGGTCCTTATCCTTGGTATCTCCAAAGTAAGTGACAACAGTTTCTTCACCATGTTTTTTAGACAAGGCTTTTTGAATATCAAAGATTGATTGTCGATAGTTTGCCCAAATAATTATCTTACCTTCTACTTCTTCAATAGCTGCCATGAGTTCATCAAGTCGATTGTTTTTTAAAGGTATCGATTGGCCGTCGTCCGTGGGCAGATAACCACAAGTAATCTGATGAAGTCGTAGCAACATGGTCATTGTATTAGTGACCGACAGAGTTTCTCCTTCAAGTTCAGTAATAGCAAAGGTCGCTAAATCATTGTACGCTTTCTCTTGTTCCTTAGTCATCTCGACATAGCGAGGTTGATAAATCTTTGCGGGTAAGTCTAAGCAGTCTTCTTTTAAGACTCGAAAAGAAAAGGTCCCTAACTTTATTGATAACTCATCTAAGTTTCGAAAGCCCACCACCTGGGAGAATGCATGACTAGATGTATGGCGCTTTACTTCGATAGCGTAGCGAGCCTTGTAAGCATAGTAAGAACTAAAGCCTAATAAGTCTTCATCTAAAAATTGACATTGTGAATATAAATCCAGGGGATTTTTTGTGACAGGAGAGCCTGTCAGTATTCGTCGATACTCAGCA